AGCGAGGAGAGAAGGAACTCGCGCCGCGGCTTGCCGTTCCGCCCTCGCTCGCCGAGTCTCGATGTGATCGCGTTCATGGAAGCCTGCCTGCTGACCCACCGGCGCTTCCAGTCCGTCAGCGCCGCCAATTGCTCGAAGCTGAGCCACGCGTCAGCCACTACGCGGCCTTTCTCGCGCGAGGATTCTCGATCGGCTCGCAGAAAAGCACCGCGAGGGCGAGCAGGTCCTCTGTTTCGGGGTCGGCGGGGACGGCCCAGCGCGCGCCGTTCGCCTGGCGCCTCGCCCGGTGAAGCATGAAGAGCTTCGTGCCCGCTAAGACTCGTAAGCGGATGTCCGCCGTGGGGTCACTGCGGATCTCATCGAGCTGAACTGCATCGTCGCAGTCTAGAACTGTGCCCACGGCCCACACGCGTTGAATTGCTGCTTCGCCGATTTTCGATTTCATGCCGCCCTCCGATCGATGAACTGGCCTCCTTCGGCCTTGGTAAGTTCGCGGAGAGCGATCTTCATGACGCGCCGTGAAGTCGTCCGGCCGCACAGCACAAGAGACACGGTCGTTTTGCTGACTCCAGCCAGCCGCGCGATGTGCGCGCTGAGGCCGTGAAAAGCGCGTACTCGCCGCGCTAGTTCCGTGGTACCGTGAACCGTTGGGCTATTGCGTTTAGCTTGTTTGTTTGCCATATCGCGTACACGGTACGTCCAATGGACGGAGTATGTCAAGAGAAAAATTGAGGGGGTTGACCCTCGGGGAGTTGGTACGGGAAGTCCGAGAAAATAAGGGGCTCTCGGTGACGGAAATGGCCTTCCACCTCGGCATGAGCGAAGCCGCCGTCCGTCACTACGAAGCCGGCGTCCGCCAACCGAAACCGCATTTCCTGAAGAGCCTGGCCGAGATCGCCCCTCCTGAGGTGCGAGAGGAAATCGAGAACCGCCTTCCTGATCGGCTGCGCGGCCTTATGACGTACAAGGCCACAGGGCGCCGCTGTAGCGAGAAAACTGTCGTGGATGCCCACACGGCGCTCGACACCATCTTCGACAAAGCGCCGAGCCCGGTGATCGATGCAGTCGTGCGGTATCTCATAAAACGTGCTGTGGAGTATAGGGAACTGAGTGACCAATTCCCGGCCGCGCTGGAAAAGAAGAAGATGCGCCGCGTCCCCTAAGGAGAAATCGAATGACGGAACTCAATCTTCGGTGGAAAGCGCCGGCCGCCAACCCGGTCGAGGCTGCGCCGGCCACGTCCGTCGCCGGCCCTAGCGCCGGCGGGGCGCCCACGCCACAGCTCGGCGCCGTGCCCGTCCAGCGCGACATAAACCTCTCCGTGCTCATAGACATCCGATCCTTGCTTGGAGAGATCAAAGCGATGGTCACATTTTTCTTTTGGTTAGCGATTATTGGCCTCGCCGTCGGCGTGATCAGTCTCGCGACCGCGCACTGAGCGAGGCCGCGATGGAGCCGATTGCCCGCGTGGTGAAGCGCGTCCGCATGACGCTGGAGATGTCCGCCACGGAGTTTGCCGCCGCGCTCGGCGTGTGCGAGTACTCCGTGCGGAAGTGGGAATCGGGCATCGCGAAGCCCTCGCTCAAGACGCTCCGGCGCATGCGCGACATCGCGCCGCGCCAGTTCAAACGCCGGCTGACCGCCGCAGTCCGCAATTATTCCTACCATCGGCGTCCCTGACTTTTCCCACCTGGTGGCCGGCTTCGTCTCCGTCCTGTGTACCGCAGCAGCACAAGGGTTGTGGAAGGATTGCCAAGGGCGCGGATTTCTGATAGCGTCCGGGGCGGTGAGCAAGTTTGAATGTTCCGCGCGAGAAAATCGCTCAAGCCCTCTTTAGCCTGCTGGCCAATCAACAGACCGGCGTCAATTCGAACATCCCTGAATCCCTGCAGCAGGTCGCGCGAATCCAGAAATTCTTTCGCCGCGGCAAGATGTTCTCAAACATCCCGCCGGGCGAGTTGCCGGTGCTTGTCCTCCTCCACCTCGCCGAGGAGGCAGCCGAGCCGCAGGCCTTCGGATTGCAGCAATGGACGCTTCGGTTTCACGCCGTTGTGCTTCTTCGCGCTGATGCTGGCCGCGACACGGAAGTCGACACCGTCTGCAACGCCATTCTCGATGCGGTGGATGCGACGCTTGCAGCCGGAGAGCCGGGCAGCTACGGCCAGCAGACGCTCGGCGGGCTCGTGCAGAACGCGTGGATCGAGGGCATGCTGACGATCGAGCAGGAAACGATTCAGCAGCCGATCGCGATTTCGATTCCGATCCGCTGCTTGACGGGACAGTGAAGAGGAGGAAGTCATGCTGAGTTTTCAATTCGGAATCGGCTCGGCGTTCATCCTGCCGTCGGGGACGGTGGGGAACCCTCCGTCGCCGTTGTCTCCGCAGCGCATCTTGACGATCGCGGACGCCGAGATCACCTTCAAGCGCAAGAACGAAAAATTGATGGGGCAGAATCAGAACCCCGACGACATCGCGGCCTCCGACGAGGACGTGTCCTTCAAGCTGAGCGCGGGACGCGTCGGCCTCGACACCTACAATTTGATGTTCGGCGAGACGATTTCCACGGGCGGAAACCAGGCGGTTGTCGATGAAGGCCCGACGGCAATTCCCGCGACGACGTTCCAGGTCACCGTGGCGAAATCGACGCTCTGGCTCTCGGATCTCGGCGTGCTCAACGCAGCGACCCTGCAGCCGATGCAGCAGATCCCGTCGGGCACACCCCTCGCCGGGCAGTACACCTGCGCGGCTGGGGTTTATACCTTCTCTTCGGCGGACCACACCTCGGGGATCAGCGTGCTCATTTCCTATCTTTACACGCCCGCGACAGGAGGCCGCACGCTCACGCGGTTGAATCACATTCAGGGCTACAGCCCGGTGAACAGCATCGTGATCGTCGCGCCGTACACGAGCGCTGGCGCGGCGAGCCCGCTCGGAGTCGTCCGGTTGCGCGCGGTGCGATTCACGGACATGGGTCTGCCGATGAAGCGCGCCGGGTATCTGGTGACGCCGATCTCGGGCGAAGCCTTCCCCGACGCGAGCGGCTCGATTTGGGATCTGTGGTCGCCCGCCTGAACTGACGGCGGCGTAGGGTTTGGCACGTAAGAGCGCGGAGCGGTCACCGCGACGGAAGCGACAATTCGGGGCGTCCTTTGGTTTCCGAGGATGCCCCTTTTTTTCAGGAGGCGTGCAATGGACAAAAAGCGGGTCCGGATGAAGACCTTCGAGCACGACGGTGCGACTTACACGATCGGCGCGCTGACGTTCAATCAGGTGCGCGAATTCTTCGGCGACGGGAAAAAGTCCAAGGTCATCGAGGTCGCGGCCGCGTCGTTGCAGGCCGGCGAGCCGGAAGAGAACTGGACGGCGGAAGCCGTCGAGGACGCGTTCGATCCGGCGGCTTTCCAGCTTCTCCTGGACGACATCTGGGCGTTCAACGGACTGGGACCGAGGACGGCGCCCGTGGGGGAATCCCCGGCGGCGGATTCGACTTCCAGCAACTCCGCTGCCGAATCGTCATAAGGACGGGCTGGAAATTCGAGGACGTGGATGAGACGGAGTGGCGCGACGTTCAGGGAATGCTCGCGGAGTGGAATGAGAATCCCCCCGTGGACCTCTTCGCGCGCGCGTACTTCGGCTACGAGGCGCGCGCGGCGATCAGCGAGGGCGACAAATTCTTCGGCGACGACAAGCTGCCCGACGCGGCCAAGCGGCACGGCGCTCCGATCGAGACTGCGCCGCCGGAGATCCAGGCCGTGTTCGAGCATTTCAAAAAGAGCAAGGTGACAAGTGGCTCTTGACGACAATGCACTGAGGCTGACAGTCAGCGCGGATGTTTCACCGCTGATCGCCGGAATGAATCAGGCGACGGCCGCCGTGTCCACGAGCGCGGACAAAATGGCCGCGAGCTTTGGCACCGCGACCGCAGCTTCCACTTCCACCACGGCCGCGATGGGCGGAACGCGGAGCGCGATGGGCGCGGCACGCCTGGAGATCGGCGCGCTCGAAGGCTCGACGCGCTCGATGGCGCTCGGCCTCGAACACGTCGCCGCGGAATCGAAAATCGTCGGGCCGCTGCTGCAAGCTGCATTTCTTCCCTTCGCCGCGATCGCCGTCGGCGCGATCCTCGAACAGGCGTACGAGGCGTTCGGCAAGCTCTCCGACAGCGTGATGGGCTACAGCGAGGAAGTGCAGAAGGCCGAAAAAGAGGATGTGAAGTTCTCGACGGCCGCCCTGGAGCACGCGCAGAGCCTCACCGAAGCGGAGGACAATCTCCGAGACACGCTCGAAGCGCTCGGCAGCACGGGAGCGACGTCCTATCTGCAGGATTTCGATGCGGCAGTAAAGGCCAACACAAGCTCGACCTGGAACTATATCGAGCCGATCGGCGAGCTGGTGAAAGCCTACGAAGGTGTGGCACACGCGGAGTCTGACGTTGCCGATGCGGCGCTGCACATGACCCAGGCCGCGCGCGCGGAAGAAATAGAGATAATGAATCAGGACGTCGCGCTCCATCGGCAGGCGCTGGGCATCGCGCGCGAGAAGGCGTCCGCGGACGAAGCAGGCCTGACGACAGCGGCGCAGAGAACGCGCGTCGAGATTGACGCGCTCAAAACAGAAGAAAAGCTCCAGGAAGACATCGCCGCCGAAGAAGCCGGAATCAAAGCGGCGAAAGAAGGCGGCAACGCGGCGGCCGCGCAGGAAGCGGCGAGAGCGGCCGTCCAGGAGGAATTTTACCTCAAGGAAATTGCGCTCGCTCAGAGACAGGTGGTCGAAGGCTATCAGAAGTCCTTCGAGGCCTTCGAGCACTTCGAGGCAGGCCTGCGAAAATTCGACGAAGGCACGGCCGGCTTGATGGCCGGAGAGCTGGCGAACGCCAAGAAAGATGCGGAAGAGATTGGCCGGCTGGCGGGGCAACTCGCGGAGGAGGGCGCGAAGTTCCAGTCCGAGACGGAGGAGGCCGAAGTTCGCCACCAGGTCGCGATGGTGAACGCCGCGATTGCCGCGGCGGAAGCGAGAGAATCCGCGCAGAGCAAGGGAATCTCCGGCGCGCAGTGGATGACGGAGCCGGACAAACAGAAGGCGCAGCTCGCGGTCGTCACGGAGCAATACGCCGCGGAGAAGGCCGCGATCGATCCGGTCGTGGCGAGCCTCGAAGCCGAACAAGCGGCCATCCAGCAAAGCGCGATGAGCGACGACGAAAAAGCGAGCGGCGTCGCCAGGCTGCAGTCGCAGATCGACGCGCTCATCGCCAAGTTGACTGCGCTGAAGGCGAAAATGGACGAGCTCGGCCAGGACAATTGGCCGGTGCAGCTCGGCAACAAGATCAACACGTCATTCGGGCAGATCGACAGCCGCATCAATTCTTCGCTGAATCAGTGGGTCACCGGGCACAAGACCTTCCAGCAGTCCATGTACCAGATGTGGAGCGGGCTCGCGCAGGAAGCGATCATGAACCTGCTCAAGATCACGGAGAAGACCGTCGAGCAATTGCTGATCCGCAAGGCGACCACGATCGCCACGGAACAGGCCACGGTGGCAGCGCACGGCGCCGCCGCCGCAGAGAGCGCGACTATTTCGAAAGCGAGTGCCTTCCAGGAGCAACTCGCCTACGCGAAAGCCGGCGCAGTGAAGGCTTACAACGCGCTGGCCTCGATTCCTTATGTCGGCCCGGAGCTCGGCGCAGTGGCTGCGGCGGGGGCGTTCGCGCTCCTGCTCGCATTCCAGAAGGGCGGCATCATGCCCTACGACGCACCGGCCTATCTGCACGCGGGTGAAATGGTTCTGCCGGAGCGGATCTCGACGTTCGTACAGCAGCAAGCCGCAGCGCCAACGCTCGCGGGCGCGGGCGCGGGCAGCGGCGACATGCACATGCACATCAACGCGCTCGATGCCCGCAGCTTCCAGGATTTTTTCCAGCGTAACTCGGGCGCGGCCATGAAGATGGCGAAGGGGATGTTCCGCGATGGCTGGAGGCCGCGATGACCCTGGCGCTTTATCCGACGGTGCGCGGCCTCGGCTGGCCGGTGACGCGCACGCTCGAATGGGACACGCTCATCCAGAAAGTGTCGTCGGGCAAAGAGCTGCGCCTCTCATACTACACGTTCCCGATCAATCACTGGCTGCTGACGTACAACTATCTGAAGGACAATCCGGCCGATCCCTACAATCCCTACGCGTCGTTCCCGATCAACGGCAATTTCCTGAGCGGAGTCGCCGGCTGGGCCACTCAAAGCGGTGCGGCGATCGCGCAGGACACTGCTTCTCCGTTCGCGGGCGGCGGATACTCGGCGAAGGTGACGGGGAGCGTATCGCAGGCTGGCGCCCATCCCGCGAGCCAGCTTTCGGTTTCGCCCGGTCAGCCGGTTTTCGTTTCCGCCTGGACGAAATCGGATGGGATTTTTGTGCCTCAAATCTGGGTTCGCTGGTGGAACTCTTCGGGCGTCACCGGGGGCGCCGCCGCCTCTGGCACGGTGAGCACAGCCTGGGCTCCGATTTCAATTTCGGGTATGGCACCTGCGGGCACAATCGGAGCGGATGTCTATATCGGCCGTGGCGACGCGACGGGCGGCTCGCAATCCGGCTGGTTCGCTGACGTCTCGCTGAGCCTTCAGCCCGGCGCGCAAAACGTCAGCGGCTACACGGATCTTCAGCTCATCGAAGGCTTTTACAATTCGCAGCAAGGCCGCTTCGGGATGTTCCTCTTCAACGACCCCAACGACAATTTTGTCTCCGCGCAGCAGATCGCGATCGGCGACGGCACGACGACGCAATTCCAACTCGTCCGCACGCGCGGCGGATTCACCGAGCCCGTGCAGGCGCCGCAGACGTGGAACATTTATCTCAACGGCACGCTGCAATCTTCGGGCTTCTCCGTGAGCAGCGCTGGCGTGCTGAGCTTCGGCACGGCCCCCGGCAGCGGCGTCATCATCACCGCCGACCTGACGTACTGCTGGAACGCCCGCTTCGACGACGACTCGGCGGACTTCGAGCAGTTCATGTACCAGCTCTGGCGGCGGAAACAGGTGAAGTTGGTGCAGGTGAAGCTGTGAAGACGGCCAACAGCGCGATGATCGCCCTCCTGAACTCCGCGGGCCCGGCGAACCCGCTGATGAAGGCGAACCTCTTCACTTTCACCCTGGCGAACGGCTCGATCCTGAACATCACGGACTTCGACAAGGACGTCTCCGACGCGTCGAGCGTGATTTATTCCTCGCGGGGCCCCCTGCCGCGCGTTTCGGAATTCAGCTGGCGCGTCGGCGTGCAGGTCGAGCAGTTGAAGCTCGAACTGTGGTCGCTGCTGACGGACCTCGTCGGCAGCGCCGTCGTCCTGGAATCCATCGCGAATCAGCAATGGGCGAACGCGCTCGTGCAGGTTCAGCGCGCGTATTGGGCGCAGGGCTCGATCGCGGCGTCGCAGAAAGTCGTGCCTGTTGGCGCGCCGGGCACAATCAAAATTTTCCAGGGCAACGTTTCGGACGTCACGGCCGTGGACGGGGTGCACGCCGAACTGAACATTAAGAGCCGCAAGGAGCTGCTCTCGATCCAGTGGCCCTATAACACGTTTCAGCCGGCATGCCGCTGGCCGCTGTACGGGCCCGGCTGCACCGTCAATCAGAGCAGCTTCCAGAAGACGGGGACGGTTTCGAGCGGGAGTATCGCGCTGCTGCTCAACACTTCGCTCACCGATCCGGATAATTATTACAGCGAAGGGACGATCGTTTTCACCAGCGGAGCGAACGCCGGGGTGAAGCGCACCATTCGGAGCTACCTGAACGCGAGCGGCCAGATCCTGCTCTTCATTCCGCTGCCGAACGCGCCATCGAGCGGCGACGCTTTCACCGTCGCGCCCGGGTGCGACCACACGATGAGCACCTGCCAGAACACCTTCAGTAATCTCATCAATTTCGGCGGCGCGCCGTTCATTCCGGTGCCGGAGTCGAGCGTATGAGCGCCGAGAGGGCCAGCCGAGAGGAGGTCCTCGCGATCGCACAGGCGTGGCTCGCGACGCCGTTCGTGGATGGCGCCTGCGTGAAGGGCGCCGGCGTGGATTGCGCGCGGTTCATCGAGGCAGTCTACAAGGAAGCCGGGTTGATCCCCGCGAGCTACGTCCCGCCGAAGTACACCCGGCAGCTCGGCCTCCACGAGAAGCGCGAACTCTATCTCGAGGAGCTGGCAAAGGTCGCGCGCAGATTCGACGGGCCTCCGCTGCCCGGCGACATCGCCGTTTTCAAGCACGCGCAAATCTATTGGCATGCGGCCATCGTGATCGCGTGGCCGACGCTGGTGATCTGCGCGGCGCCGCGGCTGGGTTGCGGATACCTCGATCCCTCGCGCGACCCGAATGCGCGGCGGCACGCGCGGGATCTCCCGCCGCGATTCTTCACGTTCTGGTAGCGACATGCTTTTCGGCGCACTCAAACCCGTGAACGATGTGCTCGGCGGCATCCGCCTGCAAACGAGCGTGTGGGGCCAGCCCGTCCCGATCGTCTTCGGCCGCAATCGCCTCTCCGGCAACCTGCTCTGGTATGGCGATTTCATCGCCAAGAGCGTCACGAACAGCAAGAAGGGCGGCAGCAGCAGCGGCAGCGGCAAGAAAGGTTCTGGGCAATACGACTACGGCGCGGCCGTCGCGATCGCGCTCTGCCGCGGTCCCATCGCGAACCTCGGCTCGATCTGGTCGACGCAGGGGCTGCTGCCGATCAATGACACCGAAGAGAGTTACACAGTGCCCTCCGGCGGCGGCTCTTACACCGTCACGCAGGTCAACACTTTCCTGCAGGATCTCGGCTGCCAGCGCGCGGATTCCTATTCGGTGGGCGCGAACGACTACGGCTCGCCCGGGCCCGTCACGATCACCGGCACGACTGAAACGCCGATGACGGAAGTTGGCGGCTCGCCCGGCGCCGGCCAATATAGCCAGAGCGGCGGCGTCTACACTTTCTCCGGAGCGGACGCTGGCAAGAACATCACGATCAATTACACTTACGCCCCGCCCATCACCGCCGGCGGCTTCTCCGAGGACCCGATCACGAGCATCGGCTTCACCCTCTTCAACGGCGCGCAGGGACAATCGCCGTGGGGCTACCTCACCAGCAAGCATCCTTCGCAGGCGCTCGGCTATTCGCTCATCGCGTACGCGGCGACGCCGCTGCTCGATCTCGGCATGGCGGGCGTGCTGCCGAACTTCAGCTACGAAATCATCGGCAACGTGGCCGCGGGACACGGCAACGGCCAGGGCGACGTCTTGCCGGGCGACGTGCTTGCCTTCATGTTCAGCGATTCGATCGACGGCGCGGGCATCCTCTCCGGCGAGCTCGCCGCCCTCACCGCCTACAACAATTACTGCGGCGCGAACGGCCTTTATGTCTCGCCGGTCTACGACGATCAAGGGACGCTGGCGGACCGCGTGAAGGATCTGCTCGAAGCGACGAACTCCGAGCTCGTCGAATCCGATTGGCTCCTCAAGGTCGTTCCTTACGGTGACACGACCCTCGTCGGCAACGGCTTCACCTTCTCGCCGGCCACGCAGCCGCAGTACGACCTCACGATGGACGATCTGATCCGCAAAGGTTCGTTGCCGGCCGTGCAGTGCACCATCAAGAGCATCCAGGACGCCTATAACGCCATCCAGGTCACGTTCTCCGATCGCGCCAACAGCTACAACACCTCGCTCATCCAGGCGCAGGACCTCGACGCCATTCAGACCTACAAATACCGGCCGGACTCGCGCGATTATGCGAAGCTCTTCGCGTCGTCGGGCCCCGCGATCGCCGCGGCGCAGACGATCCTCTCGCGGTCCGTCTACATCCTGCGGAAGTTCACCATCGTGGCCGCGAACCAATATATTTTGCCCGACCCGATGGATGTCATCACCGTCCCCGATCCGGCGACGGGCACCACGCAGATTCCCGTGCGCATCCTCTCCGTCACCGAGCAGCCGAACGGCGACCTCGAAATGGAGTGCGAGGATTTCCCTTGGGGCTGCAACGGCCCGACGCTCTATCCCAAGCAGGCAGGCTCTTCAAGTCTTCCGAACGTGAACGTCTCGCCCGGCTCGGTCAATCCACCCGTCATCTTTGAAGCGCTCTCGCGGCAGAACAATCAGGCGGGCCACGCGCTCTATTTCGGTCTCTCGGGCGGTGCGAACTGGGGCGGCTCCCGCGTGCATGTCTCCGTCGACGGCGGCAGCAGCTACCAGCCGATCGGGACGTGGGCGGCGAAGGCGACGATGGGAACTCTCACGGCCGCGTTGCCTTCCAGCTCCGATCCGGACACGACGGACACGCTCGCCGTGGACCTCACCGAAAGCGAAGGTGCGCTCTCCTCGTTTTCCGCTGCGGACGCAAACGCCTTCGCATCACTCTGCTACGTGGACGATGGCGGCTCGGCGCCATTCGAGTTGGTCGGCTACGAAACCGCGAGCCTCACGGCCGCTTGCAAATACAATCTCGGCACGCTCCTGCGCCGCGGCTGCTTCAACACTCCCATCGGCTCGCACCCCATCGGCTCGAATTTCCTCTTCCTCGACCAGACGATCTTCGGCTGGCTCTACGATCCGACGCTGATCGGCAAGACCCTCTATTTCAAATTCACCAGCATCAACACCAGCGGCCTGATGGAAGAAAACATCGCCAACGTGACAGCGTATCCCTTCACGCCGACGGGCGCGCAGCTTGGCCTGCTGATGCCCGCGCACGCGACCTACGCCCCGACTTCGAATCCGCTGACCGCCGTCGACGCGGGTTCGAGCGCCACGATCGATATCGCCGCCTTCAACATGCGCGTTCCCGGCGTCCCCGACATCGCCGAGGGCTCCGGCTCGATCATCAGCCTCGCGTACAACACGCTCTACTACGTCTTCTTCGACGATCCCGGCTTCGCCGGCGGCGCCGTCGTCTACCAGGCCTCAACCAGCAAAATCGCGGCCCTCCAGGGTGCAGGCCGCTTCTTCGTCGGCTCCATACTCACGCCTGTTGCTGGAGGCACGCCGACATCGGGCAATGGTGACGGAGGCGCCGGCGCGCAAACGGGATTGGTCTTCACCGTCGGCATGAACGCGAGCGTGCCGAGCTCGGCCAATTTTGGCAACGGGGCAGTCGCAAATCCAGGGAATGCAATCGACGGCAACCCGACGACCTACTGCGCGATCACGGTCGCGGGCAACGGCGCCAACAACGGGGCTACTTTGATCGTGAGCGGGGCCGCCGGGCTGTCCGCGCGCTATTCTTCCGCGACCCTCTACGTACGCGCTGCGGTGCCGACGAATTCAATCAATCCCCACAGCGGTCTGAGCCTTCAGGCGATCACCGCGTCTTCGGGCGTCCCAGGCAGTCCCACGGCAGCGCTCGAGGCCGTGCTGCTGACGATCCCCGAATACAACTCTCCCAATCAGCCTATCGGCATTCAGACCTACAGCGTGGCGCTGCCACTGGGGTTGAACCTCGGCGCGATTTTCGTGTCATGCGGATTGTCGATCGGGACATGGGCGACCGGCGGGAGTCAGGAACTGGATATCTATGACGTGTGGATCGAGGCGATCTCATGAAGACAGAAACCATCACGGTCGGCGCGAAGGAAGTCACCGTCACGATTTCAACGAGCCTGCATCCGCTGCCCGTCGTGTGGCTTGAGGCTAAGTGCGACAAGGTGAGCCTGAAGAAACCCGTCTCGCTCAACCCGAAGCACGATCAAACGGCCGAGCAGTTTCAGAAGGATATCGCCCGCGCGGTCCAGCAAATCGCCGAGGAAGCCGCCGGCCACGCCCGCTCCCACGAGCTCCTCGCCTCTCTCGATTCCGACGCGCCCGCGGCGTGACGAAAAACTGAGCGTTTTCGCCTTTTGGTAGTGCCGCTGGAATGCCGCTGGATTTTGGCACTTTTTGCGAAGTGCCGCTGGATTAAGCTAATAGAATCATACAGTTCCGCGCGCGCCGCGAAATATGCCGCTGGATCGTCCCGCAGAATCGACGCGCGCGACGAAAACAAAGGACTTAGCGGCGCGATCCAGCGGCACTCGGTCAATTCACTGACAAATAGCGTGTCCGCGCGCGGCGCGCGACGCGCGCGGAAAAACACTCCTATCCCCGTTCCCCTCTATCTTTTACCGCCATCCCCCGCCTCCTCCCCCCACCTCCCGCCACTGCCAACTAATTCGTTCACGCGCACACGGGCAGCACGGCTCTGCTGCATTGCATCGAAATTGAGGAAGACCTATTATGT